TGGCCACCACGGACTACCTCCGGCGTGCGGAAGAGGAAGTCCATGGTCCGCTGCTCGCTGGGCGAGGCAACGTTGATCGACGTCCAGGTGCCGGCACCCGTGGGGGAGTACTGCACCTCGAGGGCGACGGTGAGGTTCGAGCGGGATCCGCCGTCGTAGTGAGCCAGGCCCTGGGGCCACGTGAAGTCGATCGAGATCTCGTGGGCGTTGGTGTTGGTCGTGCGCGTGGTCCATCCGCCGGCCTCGGTGAGCTCGATCGAGAGCCCCTCCTCGAGGATGGTGTTGGAGTAGAGGCCGCACGGTTCGTCGTCGGGCAGGCCAGGGCGGAACTCGTACTCGACGCCCTCGAACTCGTCGAGCGCCGTGTCGCCGATCTTGAGGTCGGAGATCTCGACGGGTCCGTAGCCAGGCGTGAAGAGCAGGCGAAGGTACTGGTCGTCGCCGGCGATCTCGGTGTATGCGACCGCGGCGTAAAGGGGAGCGACGACGTGCTCACCCAGGACCTCGGGCACCACGCCGAAGGGCCTCGCCTCGTTCCGCGCGCCGGTGATGATCGGCGAGACGCCGGCGTCGTTGCCTCCGATGCGTGACTTCGCCGGGGGCGCGAGTGCGGAGACGAGCAGCGTGCCGGCCATACCAATCACGCCTGTCGCGATCGCAGCCCCCGTGGTTCCAGCCGCTGCGGCCGCCGAGATGCCGGCGTATGCGCCGTACGCGATGGGACCTAGGTACCACGCGACCGCGATGATGGCGATCGCCGCGATGATTCGGAGTGCGGTCTTGCCGCCGCCCTGCCCGCCCGCCGCGGCACAGGTGATGGAAACCATCCGACCAGGTCGCGGCCGCACGTGGGCCCACGCCTCGCGCGGGACAAGGCGATCGCCGACGAAGACGCGGATGTGCGGTGTGGGCGTGACGCCGGCGGCGACCAGAATCTCGTCGATCGAGGCGCCGGCGGGGAGCTCGAGCCGCTTGGCCTCCTCGAAGATCCGAGGCCTCGAGGCAACTTGCACTGCCGCGGCGTACCGCCAGAAGCCGCGGATCCGGTGTTCCCAGATCGCCGCGTCGAGCCTCTCGACGCACGAGTCGCATCCCTCTATTGCGTGGAGCATCTCAGTGCGGCTCACCATCACGCCGACGTGCGGCCGCTTGGCAAGGTCGAGCTGAACGACGTCGCCCACCTGGATGCCGTCCACCTCGTGCCGGCTCCACGCACGACGAATCTTCGTCTCGTGGACGAGAACGCGGCGAAGGCCTGCGGAGTCGTCCACCCCCTCATACCCGTCGGCGTGGCTCGGCAGGATGATGCCGAACCGCTCCGCGTAGACCAGGCGGACCAGGCCCCAGCAGTCGAGGCCGTCCCGCCGCTCGCGTCCGTTCATGGTGAACGGGATCCCGATGTACTGCCGCGCCCAGATCGCCGGTGTTGAGGTCGCTCGCATGGCGCGAGACTAGACGCGGGGGGGAAAACCGGCCCGCGCCGGTGTGGCACGGGCCAGAGGTGTCAGGAGCGACGTCGCCGGGACCGGGCCCGCCGACGCAGGTACGCCATCACAAGCACGATCTTCGGCTCGTCTGCGGACAGGGCGTCCTCAGCGAACTCGAAGACGAGTTGGCCTTTGAAGTCCATGGGTTTACCTCCATGGGTTGTGGGTTGTTTGTGGACTGCCCAGGCGCGAGCGGGCACAAAGGGTTACGTCGGCGATCCGACAGAATTTGCTCAAGGACTGGACAGCGGGCGGGCTGAGTCGCTAGATTCAAGCACACAGCCCACACCTGTAAAGCTACGGGTGATGAACAGCAAGGGGCTAAATGTTCCGAACGGGCCGCGGTTGACCCCCGCGGCTCGTTCACGTTTTGGAGTTTGAGCTGGTTCAGGAACCGGATATCAGAGACTCGATACCGGTGAAGACTCCTTTCTGGGTCGCCTGCTCTCCAGAGCGGTCCTTGCTCTGACCCGAGGATACCCGCAATCAGTCGCCTACTCCCGTCCCGGGCTCGAAATTGCCAATGTGACATCTGACCGGCGCAAGGGGCCTGTCAATTGGGGACGGACGGTTGATATTCGGCGTGGCGATTCGGTGCCTGATCGGTCAGCCTCTCGGCATCCCGGGGAACTTCGCCGGCGTGAACGTGTCCGCCGGGTAGGGCTCGTCCAAGATCGGCTCGAAGGAGAGCGTCCCCTCGATCGACAGCGCCGAGTACTCGACCTCGCCGAGCTTGAACTCGCCAGGCACAACCTCCACCTGGTCAAGATCACTCGAGAGGACGATCTGCATCTGCACCGTGATCGCACCATCCGCCGCGCGCACCGCCTCGATGATGCGACGGTCGACGGCGTCGATCGTGAGGCGCACCGTCGGCGGCGCCTCGTCGGTGTCGTCGGGCATCGTGATCTCGAAGGGGAACGCCTGGTACGTCTCGCCGTTGGAGACGATGTCCTCGCCGGCGGTGCACACGCGGATCGGAGCCGGCAACGAGCCCTCGGTCAGCGTGAGGAGGATGATGATCGCCTCGCCCGTTTCCTGAGCGAAGAGCGCACGCTTTGCCGCCGACGAGAGTGATCGTGCCATGGGCCCACGCTAGGCCTCGCCGCCGCCGCCTCCACCACTCGGCCCGACGACGACGTCGTAGACCGTGAAGCCCTGCGTCTGTGGGGCGAGCTCGCCGCAGCTCGGGGAGATGACCGTCGCCTCGAGGAGCTCGACGACGTCGAGGACCGTCTCCCCGGGCGAGGCCCATTTGAACTCCAGGACCTCTTGCGGCCAGGCGTCGCTTGCCGTGTACGGGAAGTCGGTTGCCTCGTCGTGCTCGAGCGGCCGGACGTCGGTGTCGGCTCCGCACGAGACCGCCGGCGAGTGCTCCGGGATGATGGCGCAGGACCAGCCCAGGTCGCGGTGCCAGGTGATCGTGCTGGTTCCGTCGCCGTTGGTGAACTTCCAGGTGATCGTCAGCGGCTGGTCGGTCTCGTCGTTCACGATCGCGTCAAAGACGAACGTTCGCGTCACCGTCGTCGTGTTGTAGTGGGTGGTGTCGGTCCTGCACGTCGACGCCAGGTCCACCGAGATCGTCGAGTCCGTGCCAAAGACCGGCGTGCCGGCCATGCCGAAGAACGCGACGCACTGCACGCCAGGGATCACCACCGCCGGCACAGGCAGGATCTCGATCCCGAACGAGAGCGACCAGTACTCGGTCCCCGATTGCCGCGGCGCCTTCGGTCGCGCGTTCGGCGTCGAGGTGATCCGCATGTCGCACACCGCGCCGGTTCGCGGGTGCTTCCACTCGAAGGGGATGGAGCCGAGCTTGATCGAGTCCGTGTAGAACTGGTCAAAGAGGGCGACCTGGTTGCGGGTCAACGAGAGCTCGATGTCGAACGATCGCGGGACGGCCGTCGCGCGGCGGCGCATCTTCGCCGGCCCGGTCTCCATCTCGGTGCGGAGTGCCAGCGCGGGGAACGTCTCGGAGAGAGAGCGAACGAGGGGAGCCTGCGGCAACCCAGCCGGCCACACGATGTCTGCCACGTGGTGTTCTCCGCGGCGGCCGGTCCGGGGCCGCGGCGGATACTACCGCAATCGAGCATCAAGGCGCAGAGATCCAGTTCACGAGGAAACCGAGCCCGACCAGGAACAACAACACGAAGAACGCGGCCCACGCCAAACTGCTTATGCAACCAGATTCAGATGCTTGCTTGGGCGGCCGTGCTTCGGAAGTCGTCGGTGCTGCTCGTTCCTTGATGCGGAACTTTGCCCACGCATGTCCCGATCTTCGCAGCATCTTCGTGATATCACGAACGTCCTCGGCGTCTTCGGCTCGACTAAATCCGGCATAGGCCACGAGCCGGCCGTTCTCCTTCCCGATGTTTTGGAGCTTCCCCTGGTAAAGCTCTCCTTCGTCGAGGGCTTCGCCGATCACGTTCGCACACTTTGCCGGGAGGTGTCCGATTGGCTCACCGCGAGCGGTGCACACAAGTACTGCGTCGTCGCCACTTCTCGCGCCGCCCCAGTCCCGCAAGAGCACAACAGCGTCGCCGCGGCGACAGCCCTGCAGGCCGGAGGTCACGTTGACGAGGCGACACTCGAATCGCCGCCAGCCGAATCTCGCCTCGGGCACCGCCTCGCTCATGCGCGCTCTCCGAAAGTGGCCTGACGTCCCGGTTCGAGCTCTTGGCTCATGACTCACCGCCAATGACCCTTGTCTCGACGCCGCCTGCGGTCATGGTCTCTGCGTACTTCTCCCAGATCTTGTCGACCCAGTAGAACTTGATCGGGTTCTGGCCCGAATACCACGCCGAGATTCGAGACCCGCCGGCTTCATCCTCTGCCTTGAAGACGATCAAGGAGAGCCTGATCCCCATGTACGGATGCGGGTTCGATATCACGATCCTTCTGGCCTGTTGGTCAAGAAGGTCGGTGCGAAGAACCAGATCATCGGCCGCGAGAGACAGTGAACTCAGTGCGTCCGCGGGCGATTGCCCAGTGAAGTACTCACGCTTCGGCGGGCCGCTCACTGTCTCGTTGATCGAATCGGCTTGACAACCGCCGAATAGAAACGGCGTGAGACAGGCAACCGCGATCAAGATCAGTTTCATTGAGCTTCTCCGGAGTGGTGATAAACAGCATACCACCAACCGAAGAGAGCGTAACGCAACTACCGCGTTCTCGGACGCCGGCGGGTTCCATACGTCGGCCCGAGAACCCGATCCATGCCGCCGTCGCCGGCCATCTGCCCGACCTCGTCGCGGATCAGAACGCGGAGCAGGCGCTCGCCGTCTGGCCCGCGCGACTCCGATGTCTGAACCGCCTGCCCCCCGCTTCTTTGGTCGATGATCTGGACCATGGGGTAGCTTCCCCCGGAGGCCGCCATGGCACCGATGCGGTTGTTGATCGACGTCGTCATTCCGGCGCGGTACGCGGAGCTCGACATCGCAGCCTGCGGCGCATTCGATGCCGTTGGTGCGTTCGCCCCGAGGGCGCCCGGAGTTGCCGCTGTTGCTGATCCTCCAGCTGGACCAAATACTCTTTCACCAAGCGCATTGAACATGGGCCCAAAGACCCACTGCTGGGACGCCATCTCGATCGCCATCTGGATCCAACTCGTCACGATCTCCTTGAAGCTGACCTTCGCTCCCGTTGCCATCTCAGCGAACGCCCTGGAGGCGTCGCGGCCCAAGCCTTTGAAGAGTTCACGCCCTTCATCTCGCCAGGTGCGCATCTCCTTCTTCGGCTTCTCGAGTCCCTTGGTGAGCTTGTCGATCGCGGCCTGTACCTCGGGCCCGCCCAGGATCTCCGGGAACGCCGCGGCAAGCTCGCGGATGTGCGCGATGTCTGCCTGAAGCTTCTCGTCCGGATAGAGCTCGAACCGAATCCGCATCGCCTCCTCGCGAAGACGATCCATTGCGTCCTTCGCTTCCGTCGAGGCCTTCGCCACGTCCTTGGCGCCTTCAGCGTCTGCGGACCACGCCGCGGCACGATCCTTCGAGCCGGCCGCGTACGCGTCGACGGCTCCCAGGAACTCATTGAACTTGTCCTTGAGAGGCTGAAGCGTCGGGCCAATGAGGTCGGCGACCTTGCCCATGTCGGCGGCGAAGTGGTCTGCGAACGACTGGCCCTTCCGGTCCTTGCCGGCGAAGTCTCTGTCGATCTGCTCAACGGAGAGCTGGTACACCGCGTCGTTGAACGCGATGTTCTCATTGCGCAGGCGGATGATCTTCTGGTACTCGGCCTTGAAGTCGAAGTCGCCAGATGCGCCACGCATCTTCGTGGTGAGCGCGGTCACTTCGGCGAACTGCTCTTTGCTGATGACCTTGACGTACCGAAGGCCCGCGGCGACCTTGTCAATGACGTCGGCGTTGCGCTCGAGGACGAAGTCCATCGCAGAGTCCCAGGCTTCGCGGATCGCCGCGACCGCGATCTTGAAGCTCGCCT